AATCCGCCTTGCTGGTTGGCGAAGTCGACGACCATATCGCGCCCGCCCGAGCCGCCGCCGAACAGGCCCGAAAAGAATCCGCCGACCTTCTTACCGAACGAGACGATCCCATCCCAGAGCTTTGATAGCCCTTTTTGAATGACGGGCCAGGCGGCCGAGACGAGCGAGCCCAGGCCCGGCACCAGGATATTGAGCGTCGTGCCGACGAAATCGCGGGCGAAGTCGGACGCATAGCCCAGGACGCTCGACATGCTGTCGAATGAGTAGCGGGTAATGTCCGAGACGATCGTCTGAAACGAGCTCGACATGGTTTCCGCCGCCGCCGTGACTTTCGGGAGCTCGACCTCGGTCGCGTCGACCAGGGCCTTGATCGCGTTCGGGCCCGTGGTCTTGACCAGGTTGGCGATATAGGCGAAGTTTTCCCACTCCTTGCCGGCGGCCTTGACCGCCGGTACCTGGTTCTCAAATTGCCTGGTTAAGAGGCCTATATCGTTGGTCACGAGCGGCGCCAGCACGTTAATCGCGCCGTACTCGGTGAAGATGTCATGCAGCACGGGCGGCAGTTTCGCGCCCTGCATCCACATCTCCGTAATCTGCTTTACGAGCTTTTCATGCTGCGCGGCGGTGATGCCGCCTTGCTCGCCGGCGAGCTTGACCGCCGCCGCCAGGTCGCCGACCTGGCGGGCGAGGGCCTTGCCCGTGAGTTGATCGGTCATGCCTTGCAGCGCCCGATTGTGCGCCTCGAGTGCCGACGTCGTCCGTTCGGTTTCGGCCTTGGTCGTCCGTTCGCCCTGGTCGAACGCGGCGAGCGCCCGGGTCGCATCGACCGCCGCCGTACTGGTCCCGAGAATACTGGTCGTGAGCTCCTGACGAATCGCCGCGCCCGTCTCGGCGACGACTTTCCCCACATCGACGGTATTGCGCTTGAAATCTCGAGCGGCGGCGGCGGCCGGATCGATGCCGGTCATGGCGAGGTTGATGAGCTCGGAGCCGAGAATCTTGGTCTGCAACCAGAGGCCTTGCATGGAATCGGCGGCGTCATCCATGGACTTGATCACGGCATCGCGCATTTTCGGCGCGGCGTCGGCGATCCCGACCAGGTCGGCGCGAATCGCCGGCAAGAGCTCGACGCCGGCTTTCCCGAATAGCTCCATGGCGATCCGCGCCTGATCCATCGGATTCGGCACGTCGGCGATCGCGGCGGCGATCGCGTTGAACGCCTCCTCCGGCGCCATGGCCTCGATATCGCGAAACTTCAGGCCGAGCTCCGTCAGGGCGCCGACAGCCGATTTGTCGCCGCCGGAAATCTTCTGCGACATGGCGATCACGGCCTTGCCGATATCCTCCATACTCGCGCCGGTTTGCTCGGCGGCGAATGACCAGCCCTGTACCGCTTGCGTCGAGACGCCGAGCTTGTCGGAGAGGTCTTGAACCTTCCCCGCCATGTCGAAAATCCCGACGACGAATCCCTTGATCGCGTCGACGGAGAACGCGAGCCCGATCGCCGATCCGACTTTGAGAATCGTGTCTTTCCAGGCTGATGTCTGGGTATTCGCGTCTTTGGTTTTGTCGGCGATCGCCTGGAGGTTCTTCGGGACGTCCATGCCCAGAAGTTTCATTTTCTCGACCGCTTCATTCGTCGAGGCGCCGAGCTTCTGTAACTGCTTTTCCGTGAGCGTCGAGACGCCGCCGACGTCCTCGACGGCCTGAGCCATGAGCGTGGCTTCTTGAATGAGCTTCTTACCTGAAAAGTCGTCGGTCATCCGGCCGAGCTTCTTGCCGACCTGGTCGGCGCCGGCGCCGAAGTCGACGATCTTTTTGTCGGCTTTGTCGACAGCGTCATAGAACGACGAGAAGTCCGCTTTGAACGTCGCCGAGAGGGCCATGGGGTTATGCCTTTGCTTTCCGGGCGTCCTCGTTCAACGTCTCGACGAGCTCGGCATAGACGTCGACGGGCAAGTCGAGGAGCTCGTCATACGTCCACCCCATTACCCGACAGATGTAGAGGTCGGATCGGGTACGGTCGCGCCAGCCGGGACTTTTTTTTCGTGATTCCGCTCGGCGACCATGGCCGTATCGTGCGCCTCGATCGCGGCGAGAATCTCGCGCAGCGATTCGGGTGACTGGTTTTTGAGCGCGGCGGCGACGACGTCGTACGGTTGATCGGCGATGCGAACCGGCCGATCGGATTCGTCGGTGATATTCCAGTCGAGCAGGTACGCGACCGCCTGGGCGATGCCGAGATGCTCGAGGTCAAAGATCGGCGTCTCGCCCGGCGAGGTCGGCTTGAGTACCTTGGCCTGGGCGTGCCGCGACTCGCCGGCGGTCAGATGCTTTTTGACCTCGAGCCAGTCGCCGCCCTCGAGCACGATCCGCAGGGATTCGGGTTTCCGGTACCTGTTGCCCATGGTCTTATGCCCTCGGTTGTCGGACGAGTCGCGCCGTCAGATGCCCGCCGACGACGACGACGTCGGCGAGCTCGCGCCGAGTCGGAATCCCGTCGCGGTTCGGAATCTCGAGCACGAGCGGCGATTGTGTGACGCGATAGGCGTCGACGTCCAGCACGGCGGCGGCGAATCGGTCGCCCTCGACGGACCAGGCGCCGAGCGTCGCCGCCCGGAGATACCCCAGGCGAATCGACGCCGCGGCGCCCTCGATCCGAACCCGATGACCTACCGCCATCGGATGTCTAGGCGATACCGGCGACCCAGGCGGTCCCGTTCCAGTGCGCGGTGGATCCGTCGCCGAGCCGCACATAGGTACCGACCGGCCAGGCGGTCACCGGATTCGCGGTGATCCCGGTCATGCCGGCGAGGTTGGCGGGCGGCATCGCGCCGGCCGGCGTAAAGGAGCCCGGCGAGCTCACGCCGTTCGCGCCGGTCGCGGCGACCATGCTGGTACGGGTCCAGGCGCCGTTCGCGACAAACGTCGCGTCGATCGTGACTGCCGACGTAATCCCGCCTTTGATGCTCGCGTCGAGATGCGCGGGGCCTTCCCATCCCTGATTGCTCAGGGCGCCGTACGGGTAGAACGCCAGGAAGCAGCCGAGCTCGGTGTCCGAGGCGTCGAACAGGACGTCAGTCAGCCGGTCGCCGAACGCCGTAAACGAGCCCGAGAGGTCTTTCAGGCCCATGACATAGGTCTTGTTCGCCGAGCCCAGGGCCGATGTCTCGACCTTGTCTTTCGCCATGTTCAGAGTCCAGTCCGAGACGGACCCGATCGCGACGTACGGATCGCCGGCGAGCATCTTGAGCGCGATGATCCCGTGTTTGCCGTGCGTGCCTTCGTTGTTGACGGGTGCGGCGGGTGCGGGCATGGGCGTTCTCTCCTGGTTCGGAACCATCCGAGCGCCTGGCGTCATGCCGGCGCCCTCGAGCGGTACAAAGTCTTACGACGTCGACGTCACGACCAGGCCGGCACGCTCGACGAGCTCGGTGAGCGCGGCGACCATGACCTCGCGCCGCCGGATGGCGGTCGCGATGAATCGGTCGTTTTTCGGCATGACGCCCGTCCGGCCGCCGTTCGCCCGCCGGCGTTCGCCCGTTCCCCGTTCAAAGATCTGGGCGTGCCGGGCGGTATTGCGGACGCGAGCCGAGGCGTACTGCGCCGAGCCGGCGAGCTCGACGACGAGATGCGCCTCGAGGTTGCCCGTCACGCGATGCGCGGCGTACTCGATCCGCATCTGGCGGGCGAGCTCTTCGGCCTGGGTATGCACGATCGGGCCGGCGTCCGAGACGAGCGCGGGCGGCAGCGAGCGCAGCGCGTGCCGGAGCTCGTCGATCCCGTTGATCCGCAGGTCAGCGCCCACGGGCGGCGACCTCGACGGCTAGTACCTGCATGGAGACGTGCCGCTCGTCGACGTCGGTAATCGCCTGGACTTGCAATGTCCGACCTTCAAAGTCGATCACGGTTTCCGTCGTGATGCCCGGGTGATACCGCCCGCGCAGAAAGTACGCCTGTTGCCCGTCGACCATGGCGGTCGAGACGGACGCGATCGCGCAGTACCAATCGGGCGGATCGGTCGGCGCCGGGCCCTGGGCCGGCGCGGCGAGCGTCACGCGATGCCGGAAGGAGCCGATCATGGTCAGCCGATCGCCGGGTCGCGGCGTTGCCCGAGGAGCTCGCGCAGGACCGCCCAGACGTTGCCGTCGACATTCGCCGGGTCGTCGCCGCGATGCTCGTAGAGGTACGTGGCGAGCATCGCGACCGCATGGCGCACGCGGGCCGGCGCGGTGGTCGGCGTCCAGGTCGGATCGCCGGCCGGGCCGAGATACCCGAGCACGTAATCCTGGGCGGCGTCGATCTTCTGCGCGACGTCGGCATCGTGCGCCGTGTCTGTGATGCGGAGTTGCAGGGCCTTGAGGTCGGCGACCGTCCAGAGCGGGCCGGCGAGCGTGACGCCCGAGAACGTATATGGCGTCGAGCTCACGAGACGACCTCGGGTACCGGCTCGACGGCCGGCGGCGGGACGGCGGGCGCCGGCGGCGCGGCGTCGCGCATCGCGAGACTCTCGAGGCTGTAGTACTGCGC